TATGAAAACCTTTTGGGTCATTGTGATCGTTCCAATAAATCTCGTATGGTGTTCCTAGATAATATATTTGACCATCATCTGATTTATGATGAAAGTGGCCAGAGAATACTGTATGAAATTTTTTAAATGTATCTTTGTCATAACCAGTTTCACTAAATTGTCCTTTGTGCATTTGAAATCCTTTAATCTCTAAATGCCCCATACATATACCTGCTTTTGTTTCATCAATCATACCCATAGAGTAAATATAATTTTGTGGATTAATCCATGGCATAAACAGTATATCTAATCCACCAACATTAACCTCTGTTGCATCCTCATATAAATGAAACTTATCGCTTTTATTTCCAATTAATTCTTTTAGTGAGTTTATATCATTTGTATTTTTATAATAGATATCATGATTACCTACTAAACAATGAAAGTCAACTTTTAAATGTTTTAAAGGAAATACAAATCTTTCTCTAAATTCTTTTGCTGTTTTATATGAGACATACTTACGTCTATCCATCATATCACCTAGATGAAAAACTGTTTTTATATTATGCTGTTCTAGATATGGAAAAAATATGCCTTCATAAAATTCATAAAAGTAATTATTAAAAAAGTCACTATCGTTTCTAGCACCAAAGTGCGTATCTGTTATGATTGCTACTTTCATTATACTATGATATCTGTATTTGGTTTTATTACACCAGTTTTCTTCTCTTCTATTTCTCTTTTAATTTTTTTAGCGAGTTGTACAGTTTTTGGTGCAAGTTTCTTTTCTTGTTCATATAACTTTCTTAGTTTTTCTTTTGCTCTATCTAATTTAAATTTAGATACAAGTTTAGTAAAGTCTGTGCCATTCATGTGGTCAAACTCATGCTGAAAAACTCTTGATGGCATATGGTCTAAATCTTCCGTCCACTCTTTACCATCATTGTCTGTATATTTTACTTTAATTTTTTTAGGTCTTGTTACTTGTAAAAATAATAATGGATATGTTAAACAACCCTCACTTAGTTGTATTGTTTCTTCAGAAAATTCTATTATCTCTGGGTTCCAACATGCTCTTGCTTTACCTTCTTCCATATCTTGATGACCACCCATAACAAACATTCTATATGGTAATCCTACTTGATTTGCTGATAATCCAATACCACCAAACTGTTTCATTGCAACGAATAAATCTTCAGCTATTTTAGTTCTTGTAAATCCCTCTGGTAGTATTTCATCTTTAAACTCAGGTAAAGGTTTGTTTAGTATATCTGCTTCTGGTGATATTAATTTAAATTCTGCTTTCATATTATTCGTCATCCATAAACTCCTCTAATCCTTTTGGATTTTTCTTTTTTTCTTTTGTTTTATATACAGGTTCATCTGGTACCATTACCAAAGGATTAAACTGACCATTAAATGTATAAACGTTTGGGTCACCTGGCATTTGTTCATGTGTTTTATATTCGCCACCATCAATCATTTTGTGTTTAATATGTTGTTGTTTTTTCTCTTTTTGTATTCTTCGTATAAACGCATAGTATATTATTTGTGTGAAATATGCAAAAGGATTTTTAGATTTTGACGGGTCAAAGTTATAGATATATTGTAAACAGTTTTCAATACCATCTGATATCATTTCATCTTTGTAAGTATAGTTAATAAAGTTTGGTCTATTAGACAAACCATTTGCAATTTTTAAAATACATTCACCAATGTATTCTGGTACCTTTGGTCTTTCACCAATATTGTCTGCTTCTTCACAAGCAACTTTAAATTTCTTCATTGCCTCAAAGAGTTCTTTGTTTGATACGTAATGTGCAGCTGATTTTTTCTTAGACACTTTTTACATCCTTTTTAACTAACCATTCTAATAAAAAATGGTTGAGTTGTCAATAAAAATTTTAGCTTAGTGTATTGTTTTATCTTCATCAAAATCATGATCTAAACCATATTCTTCATCCACTTGTTCTTGTAACTGTTGAACTTGTTCTCTGTGGTAATTATCAATTAAACTCTGGTGTTTTTCTTTTGTCATAAATCCACCATGACTTTCTGCCATTAATAACTGTTTTTCATAAAACGTACTTAAACCTTGTGAGGTTTCAGCAGAGTAAACTATTTGATTATTTTTTACATCAACACAATCATTATCAGTATATGGTTTAACCCAACGAATTAATGCTAATGACTCCACCACTCCTTGACTTACAAATCTTGGTATAGTGTGAATTTTTAAAGGATTTTTAATTGAGGTGTGCGTATCCGTTTCGTTTGTTATTTGACAAACGATTTCCTCGCCAGTTGTTAATTTGATTATATTATATCTCATACGTTTAGTGTGTTAACCTTATAGTTAAACTCTTCCTCATTGTATATATTTATTCGTTCTTGAAAATGTAATAGTGTGAAGTTTTTGCGATTCTTGTATGTGAGATCATCTGCTATATCATATAGCTTTACTGCGTCTTTTTGTTCAGACTTTCTTAAACCACGACCAATAGACTGTAAAACTTTTATCCTAGATTTATATGGGCTTGCAAATACAACATTGTGTAGATTACGAATATTAATGCCTGTGGAAAATACTCCGTAACTAGCGAGTATAAGAATTTTATCTTTTTCCTCAGCCAACGCTCTAATCTGTTCTCGTTCATCTGTTCCTATTCCACCATGTACAAAGTGAACTTCTTTGTCAAGGTCTTGCATCATTTCATTTAAAACCTCACCATGTTTTTCTACAAGTTGATAGAGAACAAGTGTGTTACCTTTTAAAGTTTTACAAAGATTGTAAATAAATTGATTTCGTTTTTTGTTTTGTACAAGGAAATTAATTTCATCGATATAATTAAAATCCTTACATTGCTTACTTATATCGTTACCATGTTTTAACACAATACAATCAATCGCCAACTTGGCAATTGTGTCATCATCCATTAATGCTTTAGTAGTTGTAACTTGTTCTACTTCACCAAACAAACCCTCTAACACTAGTCTATGTGTTTGTGTTCCGTCTAACGTACCAGTAAACCCAAAACGATAAGGACAATCCTCTAGTTTAGTCATAATACCTGTTAATGATTTTGCTTTAAATAGATGTGCCTCATCACCTATTACACATTGATATCTTTTAAAATACTTTTTGTTTTCTTTGTATATTGATTGCCAAGTTGATATAGTTATTGGTTTGTTGCTAACTTTGTCGTGGCCAGAGTAAATTTTATGAATATGCGAATCATCCCAACCATAAGATATAAAATCACTTGCCATTTGTTCTACTAAAGAAGTTGTTGGTACTAATATTAAAACATTAATGCTAGATAGTTGTAAGTATCTAACAATTGCATAAATGATTGCTGACTTACCAGATGCGGTAGGTGATACAAATAATTTTCTTCTCCATTGTAACGCTTTATGAAATGCATCGAATTGATAGTCGTATAATTCAAAAGGCATATTTAAAGATTCCACAAAACCTTTTGCATGGTCATACTCATGAGGCCAAGGAAACTCCTCTACATATCCCTTAGGTTCTATATCATTTCTTTGACAAAACTGTTTAATATATGGTAACAATCCAACATATATTTGACCAGTTTGTTTTGAAAATAATCTTATCTTACCATCCCACATTCTGTTACGTACAGTTGGCATAAACTTTGCGCCTGGTACCTCAAAAGTAAAATAGTCAGATAATTCTTGAGCTATTGCTGGATCGGTGTCTATCTTTAAATAGACATCATTTATTTTTTTAATCAACATTGTTTTTGTACTACGATAAGATTATCATATACCATTGTTGTTTTAGCATTTTCCCAAAGCATAATCCAATCATCAACAAATTCTGTTACCCCTGGCATATTTCCATAATCATGAAAAATTGCATAACCATTATCATCTAAATTATCCCAAAAATTCATAGTGTCTTTTCTAACACCAGTAAAGGTATGGTCTGCATCAATGAGTAAAGTACCAAATTTTTCTTTCAGATGAATTTTTTGCGAGTTATCTTGAATAAATTTTAATCTTTCAATATAATCATTAGGTAGATATTTCATGACATCTTTTAATTTAAATTTCATATCAATAGAGTATACCATTCTGTCAGTATCTTTTGTAGCGTCTAATAATATAACAGTAGAACCACCTTGACCTATCTCTAAGATATTGCCATAAGTTCTTGTTCTTATGAAATTATCAAGGAATGAATATTCCTCGTCTCGCATTTGTTGAATTGGTTTAAACCATTCCAGCTTCGAATTTTCGCCATTCAATCGCATTTTTAATATCCCACCCTCTAGATTGAATCGACTTTTGAACGCCCTCTAAAAATTTTACTGTTGTTTCTAGATATACTATTTTATTCTTTGCGTCTATAATCTCTTGGTCTGATTCAATATAAATGTTTAAATCACTCTTTAAAACTTTTAAGTCAAATGGTTTGGAAGCATAAATTTTAGCATCTGACTTGCCACCATAGTATTCCCACTTGTCTCGATATAACTTTGTATATTCGCCCTTTGCCTTTGCTAGTAAAAATTCAAAGTTAGTTTTGTAATCTAGATACTTTGCATATAAGTCTTGATTACGTAAACTTTCTGTATCTAAATGTTCTTTATCAACAGGTAAATCTTTATACGTCTCTTTTTTTAAATCGTCTAGCGTCATTACGTTTATCTCTTACTATTAATGGTATCCATTTATTTTTAATCTTAAATTTTTTATGTACAACATCATAGTATTCATTAACTGGTTCTATATAATCGAAACTATAAAAACAACTTTCTCTTGTTGCAAACTGCATAGGCATTATATTATTAAAATCAACACACCATTGAAAATTTTCAATGTGTTTATTGTGATTGATTATATAGATTTTTGGGGGATTTGTCAAGGTATAATCTAGCTCACCATCAGGCCCAACATTATCAATTACCACATCATATGGTTTATCAAATACAGGTATTTTGTTTGCTTCTGATAATACAAATTCATACTCTCCATTGTAATTAAAATAATCTTTATATTGATCGTGTAAACTAATTAAATTATAATTATTACCTCTATAATCTATTTGTAACTTATTATCTATATTAACGCATTGTTTTACGTTATTGCCAGTTTGTGCTATAAAGAAATCTAAAGTGGGACCACCACCAATACACTTAACCGTTTTAACATCTTTAAAAAGATTGTTAAGTATTTCGTATTGTTCTATGTCGTAATCCCAAAGATGATTTTTATTATCTTGATATAGTTTAGTTACTTTTTCCCATTTCACATTCACAACTTTTACACTCGCATACTTTAATTTTTAATAATTTGATTATTATACTCTTTAACCAGTCCATTTGTCAACTCCTAAGTTAGTGGTACTATTTCGTAGTACTTGTAGTTAAAGTCTGCTGTAGCTTTAAGATATTGTACATCTGTTGCCTCTTGGTCAAAAGATAAAGCTCCTAACGCAACAGGTGATAGTTCTTCAAATCTTACCTCTACAACTGGGTTATTCTTGTTTGATAATATAGTTAAAGTTCCATCCGAAAACATTGGACTAATTGGTGTCGCTGGTTGTACATCACCAATGTCTTGCGAATTACCTCTAGTCGCACCAGGTCGGTTTGCTGTTTGTGATCTAAAGTTTTTAAACTGTTGTCTTGATTGTGGAAATCCAATACCGATTAACCAATCATGTAATTCTTTATAGTTTTGTAAATTTTCATCTACTAAAAAAGATACTGATAAGTTTTCAAA